TTGGACCTTGTGGACCAAACATAGTTTCGTGGATAATACAGATGATTCAAGTATACCGAAACATGTTTTGGTTTGGTTTGAGCAGGGAGAGAAGTTTGAGATCTATCGTGGTAGGAAAGTTCCATTTGGAACTTCTGAAGATCTCTTCCGTGCTGATGTGGGAAAGAGTTTCATGCGAAGATTGTCTGGTCCTCAGGCTCATTGTTCCCTTGAAATTCTTTGGTTAGCCATGATGTTTATGGCTGGTTTCTTTACACGTCACCAGATACAAAAACTCTTTGCGATGGTTCCTTCACGGGACTCCAAGACCTGGAGTGATTTCTTTGGTGAATGCTGTCGTAAGTTTGGATCTGGATTGGCAGAAGCTGCTTCAACTCAAAAGATCTATGAACAGGTGGAGGTTACCGTTGAAACGGTTAAAGACACCTTTTCAAAGATTGCAAAACTTGTTGAAGCTGCTGCTCTTGTTGTTTGCTTTGCAACTTTGGCGACTGCTTGTGAAACTGTTAAGCAGTGGGCTGCTCTTCTTGGTCTTGTTTTGATTCCAAAATATGGGCAACAATTGTGTGTTGACTTCATTTCCATGTTTTCAAAACCAACTGCTCATGGAGACGAAACCGTTGAACCTTTTGTTACTGTCTTTCTGACTCTGATTTCTGTTCTTTTCACTGGTACCTTATCGACCTCTATTGTTAACAATTTCTTCCGTTTGTATGATGTAACAGGTTGCAAGGATTTGTTTAAGAATGGTAGCAAGCAGGCAATTTCTAAATTGTCTGATCTTGTTATTGTTCTTCTCCGTTTTCTTGTGAGTTGCCGTTCAAATGAAACGATTCGAGCTTTATTAACACGTGTGGATATTGCAGAAGAGAGTCGAAGAACGATTGCTGAAGTTCCGAAGTTATTGGTTGAAATGGCTCATGCGGTTTTGGCATGTGGTCAGATGAGCAATGATCCTGCTCTTTATGCCCACCTTCCAAATTACCAGGAGCTCCTGGCTCAAGCGTGTGGAGTTCTTCGTACTTTGGTGCTCGTGAAAGAGTATCCTTTTGCAGAGAGAGTG